TGCCTTAGCCCCGTCGCGGTCGATACAACAAGGGGAGGATGGTGGGCGCTGACGGGCTCGAACCGCCGACCCTCTCGGTGTAAACGAGATGCTCTACCAACTGAGCTAAGCGCCCCCGAACTGGGTTCCGTCCTAGTTTTCTACTACTTTCCGCTGCGCTTTACAACAGAAAGTTTGACCCCCCGCAAAGGTGTGGTCAGAGAATGGTCAGAAGCCCATCGGTTGGCTTCCCCCATAACAGCATTCCAGATCTTGGCCAGCCCCGGCTTGATATTGGCGAGATATTCCGTGCTCAATTTCGCATAACGCTGGGTCGTCGCATCCAGATCGACGTGCCCCATGAACTCGTCGACGAGGTGCGTCGGCGTGTCAGGATCGTTGCGCAACATGGTGGCGACCGTGTGCCGGATTGTGGTCGGCAATACCTCCTTGGGCAGATCGAGCGCAGCGCGCATCGTCCGCCACGCCTTCTTGCGCGACTTTGCCGGGTTCGCTCCCGCCTTCGCCCACGCCTTGAGCACCGGCTTGATTTCATCGATCGCCGGAACGAGCGCGTTGCGCTTGTGCGAGCGCATCCGGTTGGCGGGATGGAGGTCAATGATGCCAGTGCCAGGATTATATTGGGTCGCCGGATCGAACAGCGCTGCGACCTCGGATCGGCCGCACGTCGCCAGCATAAGGGCGATGAACTGGTATAGCTCCTTATCGGGCAGCATTCGGGCAAAGCCGACCATTGCGCCAAGCTGCTCAACGGACAGGATCAAGTCACGCGGCGGGCTGCGCAGTCCCTTGGGAACCGACTTGATCCGGGGTACGGTTATGCGCCCCTCTTCCTCATGGTGATGCAGCGCGGCGCGAATGTCGTCGATGTTGCGCTGCACACTCTCGCCAGCGACGCCGGCTGACTTGTGGGCGAACGTCTCGCCCTCCCACGGCACCGAATATTCGTGCGGCTTCATCCGCCATTTGCGGAAACGGGTGAACACCGTGGGCGTAAGCTGGGCTACGGTCGCCATAGCCCCGATCTCGTCTTGCAGCATGAAGCCGATGAACTGGCGGAGCGAGCTGGCGACCTGGCCGGGGCGCAGAACGTTTTTGCCATGCTCTTCCCAGTAGAGGACGAGCAGCGGCGCCACCATTGCGCTATCGGCGTCCTGTTTGCCCTTCGCCTGCGCGGTGGCAGCGTGCGCAATGAGGACGTCTTTCGCATCCTCTAATTGCTCCGTCCGCCGCTTAGTGCTGCGATAAAGGATCGTGGATCCGTCGTAGCGGGCAATCTGCCAGGTGTCGGGGGACTTGCCGTCGCGCCTTTTGTCGAGCCAGAAGCCGCCATATTCGAAAGGCGAGGTTTCACGGGACACAGTTCTTCGGCCTCCAGTCGGGCAGCATGTTCTAGGAATCCAGCCTCTGCCATAAGGCGAAGCTGGTCATTGGTGAAGCTGACGCCGGTTTCGTTGCGGAGCGCCCGCCGGAATTTCGAGGCGATCGACTGGAATGTCATCCGGTCCTCCGCGTCAGGGATGCTGCTCCGCGAAAACGCCGAAGGCGGTTGAGGCCGAAGGCCAGCAGCCCGCCCGGACGCCCATAATCGGTTGCCCTACGGGGTTCAGGCAACATAGGAAGGATAGGACCTCGAGCGCGTTCCTTCTGCCATTGCGTCGAATATCCTTCGCGGCGGGTGGCCTTGAAGATGCGGTCGGTGTGACTAGTCACCAATTTGGCTCCTTCACTCGGCGGCCGATGTGCAATTCGGTTCCGCGCAGTCTCGCCCGGTGATAGACCTTGAGGGAGCCGTCCTTGAACAGGTCGGCGATGGCCGGCGTTACGGGCATACTGGCATAGAGCGAGCGATCTCGGTTGTAGACGAGGGCCGCCGGCTCGTCCTCCGTCGACATGATCGGCCGCTGAATCTTGACGATCATGGTTCACCGGCTCCTTGATGGGCAGCGCGGCGGCGGGTATTCCACAGGCGGACGGCGGCACGTTCACCCGGATCGCATTTGCCGCTTTCGGTCGCGCGCGCATCGGCATCATTCTCGTCGCACGACACCGGCCCGCGAGCGCCACAGTCGTTGCAGACCACGTAGCAACTGCTAAAGTCAGCGCGCTCGACGAAGGTGTCTGCGCTCTTGCAGAAAGGGCATTGTTTGCGCTTCATTGTGCGTCTCCCTCGTCGCCGGATAGGATGTCGCCAAGCTCGCAAACCGCGGATGAGCGCATGAAGTGCGATAGCTCCTCGCGAGTAATCAGCGCCATGTCGGGGTATTCGGCAGGCGAGGTTCGATCGTCAAAGTTGACGAGCTGCTCCCATGCTTCATCGTCGGTGAGGCCGAACGCATCGCCGGACAGCGCCGAAGCATCATAGCGATGCTCAGAGGACGAAATCGCCGCAGCCCGCATGACACCTTCCATCGTCGCCGAAGGGGTGAGAGCGGCGCAGATGCGTTCGTAAAATTCATGCCAGCGGAATGTTGCGGGCAGCTGCGCCCAATTGCGCCGATCTTGCCACCCGACGAGATCGGCCAAGTAGGCATCCCAAAGGTCAGGGAACCAATGACCATATTCCGGCAAGTTGCTGGGGAGGGAGTGGGATATGCGAAAGCGGTCGCACATGATGTCGAACACTTCCTGCGCGGTGCGGTTCTCGATGCCGATAATGGGGCGGAGAATGTCAGTCATCTCCGTTGCTCCCGGCCATGCGCGATTCGATCATGCCCCAGACCGGTTCGTATTCGGGCCAGTCTTTCTCGATGACGACGCAATCGACGGTCGGAAGAGTATGGTCGTCGTGCCAGTTTATCGGGGGAATTGACGGCGGCGTGATGAGCTTCTCAAGCGCCTCAAGCTGCCGTCGGGTAAGGTGCGACTTCTTGAACACGATGTAACGTTCTTCGCGCTCGAACGGGGTCACCGGCAACAGCGCCTGCGTTTTGTCAGTCATGATGGGGTGTCCTGCTTGGCTTCCCGCCGGCTGCGAATGCGGCGCGACAGGCGATAGAGCTTGGCGGCGAGGTATCGCGCCTGCCATTCGGTAAGGTCGCGATGGCCCGAATAGGAGTCGATGCGAACCCACGTTTCGCCCTCTGTGAGAACGACCTGACCACGCGACCCGCTAGTGTCGGCGCAGGTAAGTCCGTGCTTTTCGCGGATGCCGTCGTCAGTCACTTCCCGCCTCCCCGGTTCTTCGCCCGCTTGTCACGGGCATTGCGCCATTTCTGGGCGTCGGGGCGGAGGGCGTCGATAATCTCGTGGAGCCGCGCCAATTCTGCATTCAGGCTAACGACCTGATCGCCGTAGCTTTCGCTCGCAATCACCTCCGCTGCCAGATCAGCCACCGCCTGCTTGAACTTGGCTTCCCACTCCTTCGACGAATCCCGCCAGTTATCGCGAGCCTCGTTGGCGCGTTTCAGGTCGGTGCGCCAAACGGATATTTGCCGCTCATGGTAGCTCTTGGTGATGAACATCTGAATTTTCCGGGCAGCCTTATTAGGTGCCGCCCGCCTTTCTAATTCTGTGGATAGTGGCTGGACTAACGCCCATGGTTTCTGCGGCTGTCTTGAGGGTTCCGATGAAGATGCGAGGATCGCTGCGGTCGATTACACCTCGAACGCGCCCGCGGCTTATTGCGTCCTCACGGTTTTCCTTTGCCGTACCTGCCCGAAGGTGGTCAGGGTTGCAGCAAGGTCGGTTGTCGCATGAATGAAGGATCATCAGGCCTTCTGGGATTGGCCCCTTGGCTAGCAAGTATGCGTAGCGGTGGGTTCTAACATCCCTGCCGCCGCGCCATATCCTGCCGTATCCATTTGGATACTTCCTACCTGGCCACTCCCAGCATCCATTCTCTCTCCGGGTCAATTTGGCCCAAAATGTCTCAGGATTGGCCGCAGGTGGGCCTGACGATGCGCAGTGTCTTGAGCAAAATTTGCGCTTCGCAAACCGCCCAAGAGACTGGAATGGGACATCGCGCAGGCGGAAGATGCGCCCGCACTTAGGGCAGGACTTTGCCGCTTTGTCGCAAGCCTCAGAGAATGGTCGTCCGATTTTCGTCATCGTCTATTCCTTGCCGTCCACATATTGACCCGCGTGGAGCGGCTTGCGGCGGGCGCGCATGAGAATATCTAAGCTGCGAGGCTCATCGCCTCAGCGATCAAATCGTCAGGCGCAGTCCCGACCATGAACCGACCGACGAGCGGCGGAATGGCGGTCTGCACAAAATCCTTGAATGCCGACTGGTCCATTGCGGCGAAGCTGATGGAGCCAGGTACGAACACTTCCCTGCCCCGGCTGTCGGTCACGAACTCGCCAGTACCGGTGGCCATCTTGGCGAAGTGCAGCGCAGCGGCTTCCGAGATATGCGGGTTGCTGTTCTCGCTGACCAAGCGGAGCATGGCGAAGAACAGGCGGTGATAACTCAATCCGCGCGCCCGCTTCGGGGTGAGCGTAACAAGCTGGCCAAGCTTCGTTTTGGCGAAGAAGTCCTGCGAGCCATCGTCAGCAGGGACAAAGCCCTCCACCGTGCGGCGAAAGATTGGGGCGGCGTTGGTCATGCCATTTCCCTTTCGCGCCGAGCGTCCCGGATTTGGGCAGCGCGGGGCGAAGCGTGCGCCAATTCGGAAAGCAAGGTGTCGAGTACGACTCCATCCTTCTCGGCGTTCGCCCAAAAGGTCGGCTCGCCAATGACGTGCTGGCGGTCATGGCACCCAAGCTGGTCGTCGATATTGGAGAACGGCCCCGCACAGAGCGGAACGGTACGCCAGTCATCCGGTTTTTGCCCTATGCCCGCGCCGCTCCCGAAGCGCACATGAGCAACCTCGATGTTGGTCGTGCTGCCACAGATGCAGCAGGCGAAGCCCCGCACCCAATCACGGTGCGCCTGAGACTTCCACCGGCTGGATCGCTTGGCGGCTTTCGGGATGCGGCGGGGAAGCATGTCAGAACCCCGGCACGTCGTCGTCGTGATCGAACGGCGGATCGTTCAAATCATGGTCGGTGCCAAATCCGTTCTGATTTGGGTGCCGATTGGCCGACTTGCCGCCGCTCGGACCGTCCAGCATGGTGAGCGAGCCGCTCATGCCAGCGATAACGACTTCGGTCGTATACTTGTCGTTGCCATCCCTGTCCTGCCATTTTCTGGTGCGCAGGGAGCCTTCGACATAAACCTTGCTGCCTTTCTTGAGGTAGCGTTCGGCAACCCCGACAAGCCCGTCGCCATTGATAACGACGTTGTGATATTCGACGCGCTCCTTGCGTTCCCCGCTAGTTTTGTCGCGCCAGCTCTCATTTGTGGCAAGTCGAAGGTTTGCGACCTTCCCACCGTTTTGAAAGCTGCGAACCTCAACGTCGGCGCAGAGATTGCCGATCAGGATTACCTTGTTGACTGAGCCTGACATTATGAGCCTTTCGATATGATCTGAGCCTTTTCAGGCCTGTTTAAAATCCAGTAGCGGACGGTTCCGCTACCAAGCCCTAGCGAGCGCTCGGCCTGTTTCTGGCTTTGGTATTCCTTGCCCAAGACGCGAACGCGGTTGGATTGCTTGGGCCTCGGATTGCGGCGACCGAACATGGGATGCGAAGCGCCGCGAGCCATGCGGCCACGGTCGGCGGCCTCGGCCATGTTCTCGGCATGGGTTCCCGCGCGAAGGTGGTCAGGGTTGACGCAAAGCTTCACATCGCAAGAGTGTAGTATTTGCATCCCGCTCGGGATCGGTCCCTTGTAAAGTTCAAAGGCGTAGCGATGGGCGGCGACCATTCCACCGAACGACTTAAACTGGCCATACCCGCTATTCATCGTGCTGCCGGTCCACAGCCAACAGCCATCGGCAACCTTGTCGATCAGGTCGTGAAACCGAAGGAAGGGGGCGCGAGCCGCTGGCATCAGCCGATCCCATTCTCAAAATCGCGCTTCATGCGGTCGATGATCTGGCCCAGCCCTTCAAAGGACATGCCCGACTGATCTTGCCCGCCTTCCCACCATGAGGACATTCCCGCCTTGAGCTGGGCGATGAGCGCCTGATTGGTGGCGAGCAGGGTTTCGAGGGTGTCGAGGTCGCCACAGGCCAGCACGTCGCGCCACAGGTCGCGTCCTAGAGCCTTGAGCGATGTCTTGTTGGCGGCGGGGCCTTGGGGGAACGGGGCATCGCGCGCGGCGTCGTGGACGATCTTCGCGCCCGCCTTGTTGCCGTCGTCATCCTCGCCTGTCGTGGTGAGGTTGAGCAGGGCAAAGGCGGTGTAGCGCTTGCCGTAGCTCGTCGATGACCCGACCGCCTGAACAGCATTCTTGCTTCCGCTGGTATCAGTCGGCAGTGCGAGCGTCGTTTCCTCGCGGTGCCCAAAGTGGTGGGCGAGGATGCCGGTGACGACAATCTCTCCCTCTGCGCGCGACACGCGGAAGCTGAGCGAAAATCCATGCTCTGCCAGCGTCGGGCGGATTGCCTCGTTCACGTCCTCCCAAAGAGCATAGGTGGATTGAACCTGCCCATCGCGGCCTTTGATGCCGCCGCGCTCGTCGATAATCGGCAGATTTGGTTGCATTTTAGCCAAGTCGGCGTAGTATGCGGTCTGTGCTTCGCGGCTTTGAACCCGCTCTTGCATCAGGATAAGGCGCTCCATCTTGTCGATATCGACATTCGGATCGCGCGCCGCCCGCTCGATGACGGCGAGGATGCCGCTGCTGTATTCAGCAACCTGGTTGGCGGTGGGTTCGACTTTCTGAACGGCGGTCATAGCGTGTGGCTCCAAATAGCGATTGCGAGAAATCCGAAAGCGGCAGCGAGTGCCATCATCCCCCATCCCGGACAGTACCCATAGAGGGGTAGGCCAGTGCACCGACGGTGGCGGTTGTGGACGCGGATCATCGTTCAATACTCCCTGATGGAAGAGGGATGCTAAGGGGGAGCGGCGACCAGTGCGTCGGCTCCCATTCGAGCGCGTCTTCGGGATCGACGGCGAAATAATGGCCGCCGAAGTCGCTTTCGGCCTTCTGGGATACGGCGGCGCGCTCGCCATCGGTAACCACGCCAACCGTCCACATCGGCATAGTTTCGATCAATGCGAGATTGCCGGTCCGTCCAACATCGGGGGCGGACAGGTAATGGCCGAGATGTTCGATTATCCGTGTAACCAGCGGGCCGGGGCCTTCCCACGCCTCGTCTTTCGGAGCGAACCGCTCGCACGCCTTGAGCGCGCGGTGCAACCGCGTAACGTTATCCAGCGGCACGGCATGAACGGGCTCGTCAAGGTGCGACAGGTCTTCGCTGTCATCGAGTGCGAAGTGGGCCTCCCGCAGAACCGTTCGGATGGCGCTCAATTGCACCACGAGGTCTGCGAGCGTCGCCGGTGAAGGGGTAGCACCCGTCACTTCCCGTCTCCAAAGATATCTTCCCCATACCGAGCAAGACAATCTGCCTCCGTGCAATCACACTTTATGCGGTGGTCGCCACATGTCGGGCACGGCCAAGACAGGACAGTCGGTTCAGGACGGTCGAAGAGGACGTCAGCGAAGATTGCCCATCCAAGGCTCTGGCGATCTGCCAAGGGGGTGTCTGCGGGGATCAGGGCGGTGTCGCGGATCATGCGGCCTCTCCGCGAGCCTTGGCGATGGCGGCTCGGGCATCGTCTCCCTTGCGTCGCATCCAGTCCCAAGCTCGACCCGCTCGCAAATCATCGTCGCCGTGCAGGTCGTGCATGTACCGATATTCATATTCGGCATTGGCGAGAGCCTCCAGAGCCTCCAGCAAATCATGAGCGGCGTCACGAATGCGGTTCATGCGCTCACGTTCGGCCTTGTTGGCTAGGCGCTCGTCGATAGCCGCTTGGGCTTCCTCGCGTGCCGGATACCAGCGATCATAGTCGGTCCATTTTTTGCTCCGCCTTCCGTCACCGCAGATAAGAAAGGCGTCGGTTTCACGATCAAACATGCGGGCGAGAGGCTCGTTGTCCCATTTGGACGCCCTGAACCATTCGCGAGGGTACGCGCGCTCAGTCATGACGCATCCCCTGCGGGGACCGGGCTTTCGCCTACGGCCGAGCCGGTTCCCGTCTCGTCGGCTGACGCCGCTTCAATCCCTTGCGCGTGGAGCCACGCCTGTTCCAAGTTCAGGAACAACTGCGCGCTGGTGCCGAAGGCTATGGCAAACTGCCAAGCGGTGCGTTCGCCAAGCCGCATGTTCGCCCGCTCTGGGCCAACTATGAAATACATGTCGATGACGAGGAGGTTTAGGTCGATGTCGCCGCCCATGTGCGTGGCAAGGTCGAACTTGTCCCACCCGCGCGCGGCCAATTCCTCGGCGATAAACGTGCTGGGGTGATCGACGGTGAAGTCGTAACCGTCCGCGTTAGCGATGCTAGCTTGGCCCAAGACCGCAGGGCTTGGCCGCGAAGCGGTGGCAGCGCGGGCCTCATCAGAGGCAACGCCCGTAACCTGTTGTTTATCCACGATTCATCTCCCTACTTGTGACGGGAAGGGCTTTGGCGAGAGCGGCTTCCGCTTTCTGGGCGGCGGGTCCGATGACTGGACCAAAGTCGCCGCCAGTGGCGTTCGCGTCTTCCTCACATGCGGCGAGCAAGGCTTGCAGCGCGTCCAGCATGTCTGACGCGGCCCGCATGATCCGATAAGCCTCGGCGTCTGCGATAATGAGCATGATATCGCGCCACTGGTTCGCGCTGATGCGGTCGCCCTTCGACTGCGAGCGAAACCCGCTGTCCGATTTCAGGGTCATGGCGAGCGTGGCCAGCTTCTCGTCGGCGCTCATTTGCCGATCCCCCAATCCCGCAAGAAAGCATCCCGCTTCTCTTCGAGAACATGGGCAAACTCACTGGAGATACCGCACTCTGCTTCCAGCGTTTCGATATGCTCGTCAGTAAAGCCCTCACCAAGTGCATAGGCTATGGCGAGTTCTGCCTGATCCATCGTGCGGTGCGAGCTGGTCGGCTTCACAAAGGCTGCGATGCGGACAATGGCTGCGAAGTTGGCTGCACGCTTGGCGCGGTAGTCCTCGCGCACTTCCCGTACATGGGCAGAGTTTGCCTGCATCTGGCGGAGGATATCGTCAGCGCGGTCGGGCTTGCCGATCTCGGTGGCGAGGGTGAGGGCTTTGTGGGGCGCGTTCATGCTGATACTCCCATCTTCGCGAGCATCTCGCGCAGGTCGTTGCGGAAGGGGAATTTGGCGAGCGTCGCCTTCGCCCATGCGATGTGCTCGGCATTGGTGCGCGACTTCTCGCTCTCGGCGGCAGCGCGTTCGCGGGCGGTGAGGGTGTTGATCATGCTGCCGCTCCCATCTCGAAACGGCGAGCGTCGTCCGCCGCGATCTTGGCGGCAGCGAGGGTGGCGAGTTCGGGGGTGGCTTCGCCGCGGCTATCATAGCGGGCATTGCAAGCGTCCTTGCCATAGACGCGGCCGAGTTCGGCAGCATATGCCGCATCGGCGGCGATGGCGGCTTCGTAGGCGCTCATGCGTCACACTCCACCATGTCAGCCGAGAGCATGGCGCGGGCAACGAAGTCCGCAGCGCAATCCTCCGCCGAGGCAAAGCCATCGACGTGATCGTAGCCGAGCACCTCAATGCAGGTGTCCAGAAGGCGGTTGCTGGTGGAGATGTAGCCGCGCGGATCGGCGCAGGTTTCGAAGTCGCCCATGCGAAGGAGCGACTGGTGAAGCTCGTTGATGGCTTCGAACTGGGTGAGGGTGATTGTCATGGTCGGCTCCAACTGCTTCGTTGGAACCTGTTTAGACACGCTAAACGAAATGCACAAGAGAAAAGTTTAGATCAGCGAAACATTTTTGATCGGCGCTTGCGAATCAATGAGTTGCCCGACGCGCGCTGCTCGTCGGGTGTGGGTTACGGGTATATTGTAGGAAAGCAGTTTTTCGCGAGGTTGAGCGTGGCTAATCGCGGGTCACGTCATCGAACTCTTTGCCTGTCTCGTATAGCCAGTAGAAGCCGAACGCTCCCGCGCCCCAAACAAGCAGGTTTGACCAGAACCCCTCCGCACGCTCAAGGGCGGTAAAGAATGCCCACCCGCCGCCCAACAGCACCGGGCCAAGCAGGCCGACAGTGGCGTTTCTTAGCCTGCGGACTTTGGAATGAGCCGCACCCAACTTTCCGCGAAGCTCGGCTATCGATCGCTGTGTATCGTGATCGGCTTTGATAAGGGCCCTTATCCTTCGCGCATCTGCGGACATCTCTGGGTTCTCATTAAAGACTTTCTCCCAATGCCCGTCATATCCAGGACGTTGCTCGTCCTCGTCGTCATCGTTGATCATCCGGCGCGCTTGCGTTCTAAGGCCGCCGGTTCCGCAGCATCATCGCGCGTCGCTTCCGCCGCAATCTTGACTGCATCCTCGCGCAGCCGGCGAAGCGCCATGGCATCGTCGGGATGCATCAGCAGCTCATGCGGGCGAATATTCAGGTAAGCCGCCAGTTCATTGATCGCGTCGCGATTGTATTGCTGCTCACCGCGGATCATCAGGCTTACACGCGCCTTGTTCCAATCGAGGTCGCGCGCAATATCGGCCTGCTTCTTGCGCAGGGTGGCTAGCCACTCTTTCAAGTACCAGTCGTGGAAAGGCGTATTCATCCACCAAGGATAATCGCCTTCACGCGCAAAGTCGTTTCGCCTGCCTAAACAAAAGTGCTTGTGGCTGACGTTTAGATGGTCTAAACGAATGTCCATGACGCTTGAAGATTACCTCGCTCGCCCCGACGCAATGAACATGACGGCGCTAAGCGCTGCCATCGGCGTTACCAAGGCCAGATTGTCGCAGTTGCGCAATTCCAATGAGTGGCCGCCGCACCTTGCTTTGAAGGTCGAGACGCAAACTGGCGGTCTGATCAGCGCCAGTGGCCTTTCCCCGATCGTTGCGGAAGCGCGCGCCACTGGGGCGGCTGCCTAGCCCATGCCCCGGGGGGACCACTTCAACATCACCAACGCCGTTCCCTCTCTCGGCGTTGGCGGGGCTGGCTCCCCTCTGGTCGGGGGATGCCAGCCCACCAATTCCCGGCGCGTTTCTTCCTCTCGCGCGCTGGAGCCCCGGCAGTCGTCCACTGGCTGCCGGGGCGATCTCAACAACTCCCCCGCTCGTAAAGGCGTGATCGCCTCCGAGGGTGGAAATCCAATCCTGCACGATCTCTCCAATGAGACGCGCCCTGTCTTCGGCCGACACATCGTCGTGCCGTTCTTCAATTTCGCCTTTCATGCTGACCGCAATAGCCAAGGAGCGCGACATGATCTTGCGTGACCGCGACGGAACAAAACAAGATGTTCTGTCAAATCAGGAGCGTATGCTTCGCCTCGCTCAGCGCGACCATGGCATAACAGCCAACGTGATCGCGGCTGAAACTGGCATCCCGTTGACCACCGTCCAGAGCTGGCGCCGCTCACCTGCGGTCGCGATCTCGCTGGCCGACTTCGTGCTGGTCTGCCGCGTCATTCCTGACAGCCTGACAAGCCTTTGCCTTGAGCCCTCTGCCAAGCACATCGGCACGAATGGCGACGATGAAGGTGATCTTGATGCGGTCGCCGAACATGCTGGCGAGTTCGCTCATGAATATCAGAAGGCTCGCCACCCCTCCAGCCCCGGCGGCGTCCAGATCGTCCCGAGCGAGGCTGCCAACCTCCACGATATCCGCCGCAACATGGTGGCGAGAGCGAGGGCTGCATGATGGGCCTCACCCCCAAGCAGCGCGAGTGCCTCGATCTCATTGGGGAGCGCATGGCGGCCGATGGCGTCTGCCCATCCTATCAGGAGATGGCCGACGCGCTCGGGCTAAAAGCGAAGTCCGGCGTGCACCGCCTCATCGATGCTCTGGAGTACCGCGGATACGTTCGTCGGGTTCCCAACTTCGCCCGCGCCATCGAAATCCTTGAGACGCCCCGCCCCATTCTCGCGCCGGTGAAGGCGCGCCCCCTGCTGCGTGAGGATACTGACGTCTTGATTGCTGAAATCGAGGCTCGCGGCTTCCATGTCGAAAGGGCCTCGGCATGACCGTCACTGTACCCATCTGGCTCGCCATCATCTTCCCCCTGTCCTGCATAGCAGCAGCATTTCTTGCTGGCTCTGTTCGGGCTGCGTCCAAGGGAGGAAACGTGTCTGACATGCACACCGACTGCGCAGCCTCTGACGCTCTGGCAGCGAAGAACGCTCGCATCGACCGAGCGCTTGAACAGATAACCCCCGGTGCCAACGCCACAGTCAGGCGGATAGCGCGCATCCTCAAAGGTGAAGCATGATCGCCCGCCTCATCTTCCGCCTTCGGATGCTCCGCTTCCCCAAGGCCCCTACCCACCCCCGCAACCCAGACGGAACATACCAATCCCGTCGAGACTGGCGCCTCCAGCGTATGCGGGAGGGAATGCGGTGACGATCGCCCGCTGGACCCCACAAGAGGACGCACAGCTTCGCCGCTTGCTCGATGCTGGCCTGACCTACGACAACATCGCTCACCGCATGGTCGAGCGCAGCAAGCATGGCATCAAGTGTCGCGCTCGGAGGCTTGCGAGATGATCCCTGCCATCGACGATTGGCGCACCAAGCGCAAAGGTGAAAAGCGCGAACGCCCTTGGACGCCGGAGCATGACGCAATCCTATTGCAGCTCCGTGCCGCCGGGGTAACCATGCCCGTCATCGGGGAAAGGCTGGGTCGTTCCAAGTTCGCGTGCGCCAACCGAGCCGATCGCCTCTCCGCAGTCCCGAAGATTATAGAGCCGCCCAAGGATTTCTTGGGTGACCGTATCGAGGCGTATCTCACCCGCATTGCGAGTCTCAACGACTACGCCAAGTCCGACCTCAAGCGCGAGTGCTACGGATGGCGATAGAGTTTCCTTGGCCCCCTGCGATCCTGTCGCCGAATAACCGCTCGCATTGGGCGCGGAAGCTCGCGCCTAAGCAAACCTACCGCGGCAACTGCTACATGCTCACCAAGGGCTATCTGGCGACCGCTCGGCACTGGCGCCCGTCGCCTGACTGCCCGCTGCCGGTCAAGATCATCTTCCACCCGCCCGACCGCCGCCATCGTGACGACGACAACATGATTTCGGCGTTCAAGAGCGGCCGAGACGGCATGGCTGACGCGCTCGGCATCAACGACCGGATGCTTCGCCCTGAGTACCATTTCCGCGACCCCATCAAGGGCGGCGCTGTGATCGTGGAGGTCGAATGACCCGCTGGTATCGCGCCTATGAGGGGACGGTAACCGATCCCAAGATCGCAGAAGCGGCGATGGTCGCTGGCTGCTCCCGTTCGATCGCAATCGCCGCATGGCATTGCATTCTCGAAAACGCCTGCACCACCAATGATGGTGGCAGGATAGATATTCCACCCCGCCGCATCGCCGCAACGCTTTGCGAGCCGCTCGACACGATTGAGATGTTGTATTCCTCATTCCTGTCCATCGGTCTCGTCGTTGACGCCCATGTGGCCGCTTGGAGTCGTCGCCAATACCAAAGCGACAATAGCACGGAGCGGTCTCGCAACAGCCGAGCACGCAAACGCAACGGCGATGCAACGTTGCACGACCGTTGCGCAACGGTCCCAGATACAGATGCAGATACAGAAGAAACCGAACCTACCGGTTCGGGCGTCCCGCCGACAGCCATCGACGTTCGCAAAGTCATCTTCGACACCGGCTTGAGCATCCTTACGGCAACTGGTCGCAATGACCGGGAATCCCGTTCGATCCTTGGCCGCTGGCGCAAGGACTTTGGCGATCCCGCCGTGTTGATCTGCCTTTCCCGCGCACAAACCGAAGAACCTCATGAGCCAGTCGAGTGGCTCACCAAGGCCTTGCAGGCCGAAAGGAACAAAGCAAATGGACAATCCAATGGAAGGCCAGCAGATCGCGGGCCAGACCCTATCCTGGATGCACTCGCCCGAGCAACCGCAGAGGCCGCAGCAGCCGAACGTGCATCCGCTGATCCGTCAGGCCGTTTTGGAACTGGCTACGCGCTACCGGCCCAATAACCCTGCCGAGCTTGAACCGTTTCAGGCGCGCATCGCCCTGCTCACCAAGGACTTGGCTCACGTCAATCCGCAGGCGTTGAAGGAGGCGGCTGACGAGTGGGCGCAGCGCGAACGTTGGTTGCCCAAGGCGTCCGAACTGATTGACCTGATCCGCGAAGGTCGTGGCCCCGGCGGGAACGAGGTTGACCTAGCTGCGAAATACAACGCGCGGCTGGCTCTCGATCCCAACAAGCGCGGCATGAAGTGGATCTACGACCGCGGCGGTCAGCTCAAACTCATCAGCACGAAACCTTGGGAATCGCCCACGCGCGAACTGATCCCGTCACGCGAGGGCTGGGGTGGCGACTGAATGGCACCCCAACACCGGCCATCGCCCCGACACAGGCGAAAAGCCCCTCCGGGTGCAGTGGGCGGACGGAACGACGAGCAAATACACCTACAGCGCCAAGCAGCTTGATTGGCGGATAAAGGACAAGATTTTGGCAATAGCATTTTGGAAAGAGGAGAATTGAGATGGGTGCATATTACGGAGAAACCAGCGACGCCGCACGCGATGTCGCATCGCAGACGAAATACCATCCGATGGGCGGGGCCATGCTGGGGCAGGTGCAGGATGCACCGGTCGCGGAAATCCGCTCGGCCACTGAGCGGGCAAACGGCATCCACGAAAACCTCATGGACATGTGCGGCTCGCTGGGGCGGCACTTGGACCGCATCATGGGGTCACGTCCGGAGAACGACGATGCGAGCTGCTTGAACGGCGCAGTCCCTGATAGCGAGATGGGCGCCCTTCGCACAGCCCTGAGCGATATTGATCAGGTTGCGCGCCGCCTGCGTAGTCAAGTCGAGCGGCTCGAAAGTCTGTGAACGCCGCGGTGAATGCCGGGAAGCCACGGTCATGAGCGGTTGGGAAAGAAAAGCCGTGTGTTCGTGCGGTCAGACGTTTCGCGCGCCCTTCGCCGACTTCTTCTTCGTCCGGGAGGAGTGCTGCCCGAAATGTGGCGCCCTCAAGTCTACCTTCGCCATGAAGACTGTCCGCTGGTGCCCGACTGTCGCCACCGGGCCGTTTTGGAGCCGGAAAGTTGTTCATCCCGGCCATTGGGAGACTAAGCCATGACCACCCCCGACCACATCATGCCCCCTATCCCCAACCCCGGTCCTCTTGAGGCGGAGGAGGGGGAATGAAGGCCCTGATCTTCCGCTTTGTGCTGGTGCCACTGATCCGCCGGGATCAACGCCTTCGCATCAGCGGCAAGCGACCAGACGAATGGCATTGGGCTGATCTTCTAGCGTTACGCTGGGGTTTTCTTGAACACGACGACTATCCCATGGAGGGCAAAGCATAATGGCACGGGGGGCGAACAAGGTATCGACTAAGATCAAGCGGGCGGAGCGACAAGCCGCGACGGTAGAGGCACAGCAGCACAGCGACCATGACACGCATAACGGCATCATGCAGAACCATGGCGCGAGCCCATTGTCGCGTTGGGTTGCCGCCAAGCAGCTCACCGAAGGGCATCGCGCGGCTATCGCCTGGTGCATGAAGCGTTGGGACCTGATCGGCCGCCAGTGCTCAGTGACGGCAGGATATGGCGAGCGCACCGACAAGGCCAACAGCGATGGCGAAAGCGGCAATCTCATCATCAAACGCATGGAGGCCCGAGACGATCTTGCCCGCGTCTCTGGAGGCATAGGCATTAACGGCGAATATCGCATCGGATATATCCCCGGTCCATATTGGCGCGTGTTCGAGAATTGCATTCGCTTCGACGAGCCGGCGGGAACGATCGGTAGCAGCCTTGGCCAAAGTGCCCCGAGCGTTCGCGCGCTGACCACCGTGCAATTCGTGGCCGACGTGATCGTTATGAACGAGCGATTGAGTTACTAGCGAATCGCTATTGACTTGCCCGCGAGGACATGCAATCTCAACGCTATATTGGCGCTTTGCGTCACAAGGCCCCGGCAATCGCGCTGGGGCTTTTTCGTTTCCGGCGGTCCCTTTCACGCCGGTCCCGCCGCCAGCACATCGACAATCGCACAATCCTCCCTGTTGGTGAGCGATGATGCTGCGCGGCGGGTATTATTCACACGATCCGAAACCGCCCACCCTCTGGGAGCGGAAAGAGAGGATTGGCCCCATGACGGCTACAGTAGCATCGAATAGCAATCGAGGATCGAAGCCAGGCGAACGCCGAGGCGGGCGCCAGAAAGGCACACCGAACAAGGCTACGGCCTCACTCAAGGAGATGGCGCGGCAATATACCGCCGAGGCTCTTGAGGCGCTTGTTGGCGTGCTTCGCGATAGTGAAACGGATGCCGCAAAAGTGTCAGCGGCAAAAGAGATTCTCGATCGCGGGTATGGCAAAGCCACCACGGTGATTGCGGGCGATGATGAGGGAGGCCCGATCAAGGCGATTACCGAAATCCGCCTTGTGAGCGGATGCGGGTAGACGTCCAGCTTCCTCCGAAGCTGATACCGGTATTCACTGGCCCCGCACGATACCGCGGAGCTTACGGCGGGCGAGGGTCTGCGAAGACACGCAGCTTCGCCAAGATGGCGGCAATACACGCCCATCGATGCGCACAGGCTGGCAAGGAGGGAATTGTTCTCTGCGTCCGCGAGTTCATGAACTCGTTGGATGACAGTTCGATGGCAGAGATCAAGGCGGCGATACGGTCAGAGGAATGGCTGCTCCCGCACTTCGATATCGGCGACACATATATTCGCACCGCCTGCAAGCGGGTCGAGTTCGTATTCGTCGGCCTATCCCGGCATCTGGATAGCATCAAATCTAAAGCTCGCATCCTTCTGTGTTGGGCTGATGAAGCTGACCCAATCACGGAAACGGCTTGGGAGAAACTAATACCGACCGTCCGCGAGGATGACTCGGAGATTTGGGTAACGTGGAACCCCGAGGTTGAGGACAGTTCAACCGATCAGCGGTTTCGCAAAGACCCTCCCGGCGGCGCCAAGATTGTCGAGCTGAATTACATCGACAATCCATGGTTTCCCTCCGTGCTTGAGGCGGAGCGCAAGAGCGACAAGGAAAAGCGGCCGCACAGTTACGAGCACATCTGGGGCGGCGCTTACAAGACTCATTTCGAGGGAGCGTACTTCACCTCGCACCTGACCGCCGCGAGGGAGGCTGGCAGGATCACGACTGTTCCCGAAGATCCGCACATGGTGATCCATCTGTTTGCGGATATCGGTGGCACAGGGGCCAAGGCTGATAATTTTGTGTTCTGGGCCGCCCAGTTCATCGGCCTGACGATCAAGTGCGTGAACCATTACGAGCAACAGGGGCAAACGATCGGCGCCCATCTGCTCTGGCTGCGCAAGCAGGGATACGAGCCGGGGCGCGTAAAGATTTGGCTGCCCCATGACGGCGAGCAGCAGGAAAAGACGATTGATACGTCATACCGCAAGTCTTTCGAGGATGCGGGTTACGACGTCGAGGTGGTCCCGAACCAAGGCCGTGGCGCTGCGATGCAGCGGGTTGAGAAGGCTCGAGAGCATTTCTCCCGCATCTGGATTGACGAGACGAAATGCGACGGGGGGCTCAAGGCCATCGCCGCCTACCACGAAAAACGCGACGAGAAGCGCAAGGTGGGGCTTGGCCCTAACCATGACGGAAACAGCCACAGCGCCGACGCCTTCGGCCTCATGTGCAGCGTGTACGAAGAACCAAAACAACAAGCACCGCTTGACCTGTCTAGATTGATGAAAGGGGTAGCATGAAGCGAGAGCCCCTCACCGAAGACGAGCTGTTGCAGGCGCTCCAGAGCGAGGCAACCGCGGCTTGCGGCTTTTACGACACGACCGTGTACGAAGAGCAGGCAGAGGCAATCAAATATTATCAAGGTGAGCCTTTCGGTGATGAAGTCGACGGGCTTAGCCAGATCGTCTTGAAGGACGTTGCCGAGACGGTCGATTACATGACGATCAGTGTTGGCCGGCTGTTTGTCGCTGGGGACCGCGTATGCGAGTTTGAAGCCAAGGACGAGAGCGAGGCCGAGGCTGTCGATCAAGCTACGGCGGCAATGCACCAAATCTTCATGCAGGACCAGGACGGCTATCGTATCCTGATGGATTGGCTGAAGGCAGGTCTGATCGAAAAATACTGCGCGACGAAAACGGCGATGGTCGAAGAGGAAAGCGTCAGCACCAAGGTTTATGTCGCGACCGAAGATGAATTGATGGCAGCGGACCAGCGCGGTGAGCTTCCCGAGGATGCGGAGGTTGCCCCGTCCGATGACGGCACATTCCGCGTCAAGATCAAACAGAAGGTCCAAAAGACCCGCTTTTACGATTATCCCATCCCGTCAGAAGAGTTCCGCTTTAGTGCCCGTGCCCGCCATGAGGACGATGCGGATTATCTCGCCCATGTATGCCGCAAGACCCGCTCGGAATTGGTGGAAATGGGTTTCGATGCCGATACGGTCTATGAGCTTTCGACCGAAGACGACCTTCTCACCGATCAGCGCCGAGCCGCCCGCGACGACTGGCAGCACTGGCGCGATGACAATGTGAACGCCTCCATGCAGGAGGTGACGCTGTGGGAAGAATATATCAAGATCGACGCGGACGGAGACGGCATTGCCGAGCGCCTGAAAGTTTTCCGCGTTGGGGATAAACTGCTTAAGCAGGAAGAGGTTGATGATCACCCATTCGTGATCTTCACCCCGTTCCCGCGTCCGCACCGCATTGTCGGCGACGGCCTTGCCGACAAGACGATGGATATCCAGCGCATCCGCTCAGTGGTCGCTCGCCAGTTGATGAATGGTATGTATCTGTCGAACATGCCTCGCTATTGGGTGCCGCAGGAAAGTGTCAACGAGAACACGTTCAACGACCTTCTGACGGTAATCCCCGGTTCGCCTGTCCGCGGCAAGGGTGTCGCCCCTACCCCGCTCAATGCCGGATTTGACGCGGGTCGCAGCATCAACGTGATGGAATTCTGGACCGGCGAGCGTGAAAGCCGAACCGGTATCACAAGGATGAACCAGGGTCTTGATGCCGACACCCTGAACAAGACCGCCACCGGAACGGCGCTGATGCAGGCGCAGGGCCAGCAGTTCGAAGAGTATATCGCCCGCAACTTCGCTGAATGCTTCGCGCGGCTGATGTGGAAGAAATACCGGCTGGTGAAGGAGTTCGGGCAACCGTTCAAACTCAAGATGGACGGTGAGTATCAGGCGGTTGATCCCGCGATGTGGCCCGATGAACCCGACATGGTGATCCGCGTCGGCATGGGAACGGGCCGCAAGGAGTATCGCCTGGCGTTGCGGATGCAGTTGCTCGATATCCAACGCGAAGGCCTTGAAATCGGCATGGTGAAGAAAGAGCACCTGTTTAACAACGCCGGCGCGATCGTTCGTGACGCCGGACTTGGTCAGCCTGATGACTATTTCGTCAATCCCGCCAAGCCTGAGCTGGATGCTGAAGGCAACCCTGTCCAAGAGCAGCCGAAGCCTGACCCAGAGATGGCAAAGGTCGAGGCGGAGGCCCAGTTGCAAGCCAGCAAGTTGCAAGGCGAGCAGCAAATGACGGCGGCCAAAATGCAGATGATGCAGCAGGAAGCTGCGCTCAAATTGCGGTTGCAGCGGGAGGAAGCTGAAGCACAGGCCCGGCTTGCCCGCGACAAGGCGACATTCGAGGCAGAGCAGGCGGAGCAGCGCTTCGCATTTGAGCGGGAAATGGCGGTGCGTCAGTTCCAGCAAGACTCAATGCTCGCCCAGCAACGCGCCGACAATGATGCCCAGATGAAGAAATACCGCGAAGGTGGAGATCTGGACAAATGAGTCGGTATTTCTGCAAACGGCCGCGCGCCGAGGGTTGGTGCGGCGACGACATCTATGAAGGTAGTCATTGCCCAGAACTGACGGTTGATGAGCATGTGGCTACCGACACCGGGCTTCTGGATGCGGACGGCAATGCCATATGGCGCGCGCCCAATCCACTTGGCTTTGGTCGAGATGAAGAATGGTAACCGACCCCAAAGTGCGGGCCGACCGCTGGAAAGCCTTTTACGAAGAAGACGGCGGACTCGGTGAAGTGATCGCCGCCCTCCGCCGCGCTTATTTCGAGCGCGCACAAACGCTTGGCGCGCGGGACACTGACGGCCTTTTAAAACTGTCCATCGCAGACAAGATCGCAGGCGAACTGGACGCCCATATTCGCTTTATCATCGACAGTGGAATGATCGAAGCCGACCGCGCCGCTCACATCGAGCGCGTCCGCAAGGTCGGAAGATATTTCTAAGCCGCGCTACGGCGCATAATCATGGAGTAATGTCATGGCCCATCCGAGCGAAGGTTCGGAAGCTGTTGACGTGCGCCCGTTGGATACGACGGACGATGCGGCGGCGGCTTTGGATGATTATTTTGCCCAGCAGGACGGCGACGAGGCCGACGCTGATGAAGATTCTCCCGAAGATGAAGCGCCTGAAGGCGACGAACCTGAGGGCGAAGAGCAGGACGACGAGGACGACGAACCGGCGACGGTCATCGACGCGCCTGTCAGCCTGAACGCCGAGGAAAAGGCAGTCTTTGCGCAGCTTCCAGTGGAAGCCCAGCAAGCATGGGCTGCGAGTGAAACCCGACGCAACGCACAGGTCCAAGAGGCCACGACGAAAGCCGCTCATGCTGAACGCGCCGCACAGGCGCAGGCGGCGGAGGCGCACAGCAAGGCGAAGTCTGTATTCGCCAGCCAGCTCGCAGAGTTCGCGAGCCACCTTGAACCGGCCATGCCCGACCCTGAACTGGCTCGCTCGCATCCGGGAGAATATATTGCTCAGAAAGCCCAATACGACGCGATGAAAGCCCAGCACGACGCGCTCGTGCAGCAAGTAACCGCGCTCGGCGAAGAGGCGAGCCAGGAAATTGATCAGGCGTTTATCCAGCAGCGCGACCGGGAACTTCTAGCCATCCCAGAGGTCGCGAACGAGGAAACGCGTGAGGCTTATCTGGATCGCGCTTTCGAAGCAGCCGCCGCGCTTGGATATGATCGCGACATCCTTCTTCGGGATGGCAACGCGACCGACTTCAAGGCGCTGGTCGCTGCCCACGGGTGGAAGCAGGACGCCGACAAATACAAGGCCCTTATGGCCAAGCAGATGACGCGCGTCCGAGAGGCCAAGTCAGCGAAACCCAATGCCGCCCAGCCCTTGGGCAGCGGCAAGGCACGCTCGCAGGCCAAAACACAGCAGCGGCTCCGCGAAACCGGCGATGTCCGTGACGCCGCAGCCGCTATCGCAGCACTAGGCTAAGGACTAAATACCATGGCAGTTCCAACCAATACCGTCCAGGCGGTGGGCCGCATCGGCAACCGCGAAGATCTTTCGGACATCATCTACGACATCAGTCCCACCGACACCCCGTTCGTTTCGTCGATCGGTCGCGGCAAGGCTGAGGCAACCTACACCGAATGGCAGACCGACACCCTGGTGGCGGCGAACCATGACAACAAGACCATCCAGGGTGATGATCTGGCCAACGAAAGCCGTCCGGCAACGACCCGCGTCGGCACGCACACCCAGATCTTCAAAAAGGTGATCGGCACCTCGACGACGGCTCAGGCCATCAAGCAGGCCGGTCGCGCCAATGAGCATTCTTATCAGGTCGCCAAGGCCGGTAAGGAATTGAAGCGCGATATGGAAAAGCGCTTCTGCGGCAACTATGCATCGGTCGCCGCTACGGCATCGGTCGCAGGCGAAACCGCAGGCGCCCTTGCGTGGCTTACCACGAACGACAGCCGCGGTGCTGGCGGTGCTGATGGTGGCTTCTCGGCGGGTATCGTTGCTGCCGCCACCAACGGCACGCAGCGCGCATTCACCGAAACGCTGCTCAAGGCGGCTATCTCGGCTGCCTGGACCGCTGGCGGCGAGCCGACGATGGCCATCCTGTCGCTTACCCAGAAGCAAACGGCAGCGGCTTTCGCCGGCCTTGCGCAAAGCCGTCGCGAAACGGGCGACAAGAAGCTGAAAATCATCGCAGGCGCCGACGTTTACGTCAGCGATGTCGGTGAGGTTCGGCTGGTCCCGGATCGCTTCTGCTCGACGCGTGACGCCCTGATCGTCGACCCGGAACTGTGGGAGATCGCAACGCTCGATCCGATGCAGCGCCGCGCTCTCGCCGTGACCGGCCTTGCAGACCGCACCGCACTTTACACTGAGTGCGCGCTGAAGTGCCTCAACGAAAGCGGCAACGCCAACGTGGCCGATCTCACCTAAGACTTCGGACAACTGAATAACGGGCGGGGGTCTGTGGCTCCCGCCCTTTTTCGTGGAGAATTGACATGGTGAAAGCCAAAGCCAAGCCGGCTGAGAAACCGTCCTATGTCGTGATCATCGATCGCCTGCCTCTCGACGATGGCCGCGTGCTGTTGCGCGATGAGCCTTACGACGGCGAGCACGCCGAAACCTACCTCGCCAGCGAATGGATCGCACGTGTCTGAGGAGATTCTGCTCGACTACAACCCTATCTCAGGATTGACCGAATGGATCAGCACTGACGAGGAAACCGGCAAGAGCTTCATTCGCTACGAACAAGACACGTCGGCCATTCTCGATTTCAACAAGGAATCGCAGGCCGAAGGGTTCGATAAGCGCTCCGAGATGTGGCACGCCGCCAAGATACCCGACATCATCTTGCTGAAATGGCTCACCGAACACGGTGTCGACGCCTGGGACAAGAACCACGCAGAGGGCGTGAAGCGGCTGCTTAACAGCAACGAATACAGATACTTGCGCGTCAAAAACTTTATCATGTGAGGTCGCTATGACAATCGTTATCTCGACCGAAGACAGCGTCCGGTTCCAAACGCTGGCAGGCCTCAAGGATTCTATCTCGTCACGCCTTGACCGCACGTTCGATGACGATGATCTGACAGATTTCATTTACCTCGCTGAGCGCGAAATGGAGCGGGTTCTGCCCGTCGCTGCTCGCGAGACTTCCACCACGCTGGCGGTCACCGGACAGAGCGCGGCCCTTCCTATCGATTTCAAGGCGGTTCGACATATCACGGTTGGCACGGGTGCTCCATTGAGCCTCGGCGCCGCAGCTGTCGTGGGCAACGAACAACGCACCGGATGCCCGGTGTCATATGCTATCATCGCCCAACAGATTTGGTTCGCACCAGTGCCCACCGGCACGCAGAGTGCGACGCTGGTTTATGAGCGCAAAATCCCTGCATTGACGGAATCGTCTCCGAGCAACTGGGTTCTGCAATCGCACCCAGACGCCTATTTCTATGGTGCACTCGTGCAGGCTTCCGACTTCATCGAGGATCCAACCAAGATCGGACGCTACCGGACCATGTTCGAAACCGTTCTTGGCCAGATCGTTGAGGAAAGTGAGCGCTATCGCAATAGTGGGTCTCCGATGCAGCCGACGATGATTGGCGTGGTGTGAGGATCGACCTCCCGGCGTATCTGCCGGACCAGTCCATCAATAGCGGTGTGGTGACCATAGCGGAGAATGTGTATCGAGCCGCAGACGGCTATCGGCCTGTCGGTTCGTTCCTCAACAACTCTACGGCGCTGCCTTCGACGTTCAACGGCGGGGGTTCGTTCATCTCGACCTCGGGGACCAGTTATCTTCTGGCGGGTACGCTGGCGACGCTCTCGCGCTATTCCGCTGGGGGCTGGGTTGACCTGCTTACGGGTCTCGCGGTGGCCAATCGCTGGTCGTTCGTTCAATTCGGCGATTTCGTGATTGCTGCCAATGGCGGGGACACGCAGGAAGTTAATCTGAACGCTGGCACAGCGGAAGACCTGACAGGGGCGCCAAAGTTTGCCGCGGTCAACGTTGTGGGTGATTACGTCGTCGGGACGCAAGCTGATGGCGATATCCTGATGGTCCAGTGGTCGGCCTACAATGATCACACCGGCTGGACGCCGCAAGTCAACCAGAGCGGTTTTCAGCCCATGCTTACCGGCGGGGAGATTATGGGTATTGCTGGCGGTGAGTTCGGAGTCATCCTCCAGCGCCAGCGGCTTGTTCGCATGTCGCGCACCGGCAACCCCGATGCGCCGTTTCAGTTCGACGAGATCACGCCGAATGTCGGTTGCGCCTCGAAAGGGTCGGTCTGCCAGCATGGACGCTCGGTGTTTTTCCTGTCCGATCGCGGCTTTATGGCCTGCGAGGATGGGCAGCTTCCGGTCCCGATCGGCAATGAAAAGGTCGACCGGGATTTCCAGTCGCAGATACCTCGCGACGAGTGGCATCGTATTTATTCTGCCGTCGATCCCCGACGCACGCTGGTGAGCTGGGTTGTCCCCGGCAATCCCGGCAAGGAATGGATATATAACTGGACGCTGCAAGAGTGGTCCACAGCGACCTATAGCGTTGACGGCGTGTTTTCTGGCTTCACCTCGTCGACGGACACCGACAATACGGGAATTACCGATATCGACGCCGATCCGGCGCTTACCGTTGACGATCCGCGCTTTTCCGGCGGTGCGCCGCGGTTGTTTGCTGTGCAGTCAGGCTGCATCGGGACGCTGGAAGGGCCGCCTTTGGCCTGCCGCATTCATCTTGGCTTTGTTGAGTTCGCCAAGGACAAGGTGTCTCGCTTGCGGGCGTTCCGTCCGGTTGGTGACATGACATCGGCGGCATGTGTGCTGGATTGCCGGCAACGCCTTGGAGACCCCGAGAATTTGAGGACGGCAAGCGATCTTCGCGATAGCGGCATCATGCCTGTGCGTGCGAGTGGAAAGTACGTCGCAACGCGGTTCAGCGTCCCCGCTGGCCATCAATGGTCATATTGCCGAGCTTTCGAGTTCGAACTGGAAAGCGGGGGAGTGCGATGAGCCTGCCCGTAATCCCCGAGACATACACCAATAAGGATTGGCCCCGTAAGGTCAAACAGGCCGTGGACGCGCAAGGCAAGCTGCTGAATGCTGTACCGAGCCGCGCCAAGTTGAGGTTCGTCGCATGACGGACGTGTGGGGGGCGCTGGCTCAGTCGCTTCCCGCTGCCACGACATTGACGGACGTTTACACGGTAGGCGCAAGCAAGCGTGGGACCGTCGAGATTATCGCCTGCAACCGCAGTTCATCGACCACCATCCGAATTTCCCACGCCATCGCCGGGGCGGCCGATACCGGTGCGCAATACCTGATCTACGACGCCACGCTCGCTGCCGGAGAAACGAAGGTGACGACGCGCTTCACCGTAGGAGCGGGCGATATTCTGCGCGGCTACTCGGCATCGGGGGCCGTCGCGTTCAACGTTAACGGAATAGAGGAAGACGCATAATGGCAAACGCGCTGTACCCGAAATGGAAAGAGGCTCTTCTCCAGGCAACGGCGAACTCAGCCCTTAATGGGTCTGGGACGACCGGCGTGTACGTCGCCTTGATTGACACTGGAACGTACACCTATTCCGCGTCTCATGAGTTCTATTCTTCGCTCTCTGGCATCGGCGGCACTCCGGTGGAAATCGGAGCGACCAAATCATACACTGCCGGAGTCTTCGACGGGGGTGACGCGACGTTCACGGCTGTCGCGGGAACCGTGTCCTATGAAGCGCTGGTAATTTACGTCCGCAACGCAGGGGCCAACACAACTTGGCGGCTTGTGGCCTATCTCGATACCGGCATCACCGGGCTCCCGGTGACCAGTAATGGGGGCGATATCAGCGTTAATTGGAACGCGTCGGGCATATTTGCTCTGTAGGGCGGACGGGAGATAGCCCGTGCCAGCAATCACTCTTACTGCCGGGATCTCGGGCGGTTCGGTTGGTTATGCCCGATCCGGCAGCAGCGCCTATTCTGCTTTTGGTAGCATCAGCGCGCAACCGCTTGCGGGCTATACGCTCGATTACATCGATGCCGCAGCGGGTAGCGGCTTCTATGTCGTTGGCTTTGTCGGCAACACTGTCGGTTCGCTGCCGATTTCCAGTTTCACCGTTAACGGGAATGTTTGGAACCTTGGCAGCGGCACTTATCAAAGCGCTTTCGGCTCGACGCAATATCCGATCACGATCACGACTGGCGCGGGTTTCGCCAATGGTGTGGCCTATACGGTCGACATGTCCGGTGATCCGGTCATCACTAGTCCGAACACAAACACCAATGCGATCGGAACGACGCTCGCGCACGCGCTGACCGCGAATGAAAGTGTGTCATGGTCAATCATCGGCGGCGCTGACCAGGCGCTATTCGAAATCAGCGGATCGACGCTGCGCTGGGTGTCGAACGGGGTTTCGGGAAGCACGGGCGCCAAAGTCGTGCAGGTCCGTGCGACTGCTGCTGATAATGGCGCCACTGTTGATCAGACGATCACCGTCACCGTCTATATCCCCTATGTAGGGCCTACTGTCGTTGGAACTGTTGCGGCAACGGGTGGTGCGGCAGGGTTTAACCTAAACTTCGGCTCCTCGGGGCGCGCGGCTGGCGACAAGCTCGCGATCCTCGTCATGACGGCGAACCAGTTGATGGCAACCCCGTCCGGTTTCGCGACGGGGCCGAGTTCGCCACAAGTTCGCGGATCATCCGGCGCTGCGGGCGGCGTCGCTGCCTATGAGTTCGAAAAGACGTCGGACGGCACCGAGGGCAATATCGCCATCGCGGATAGTGGCGATATTCAATGGGCGTGCGGACTTGTTATCCGAGGCGCTGGCGGGGCCGGTGTGGCGGTCGATGTCAGCACCGGAAATAATGTCGCTGCAACGACGTCGGGCAGCTTCGGCGGCGTCACCACGACCGGCGATGATCGCCTTATCGTCCATTATGTGACGACTGATCGCGATGCGACGACTTCGACCAATTGGGGCACGCCGACAAACGCAAATCTCGGCAATCTGACCGAGCGCATCGACAGCGGAACCGCAACCGGCACTGGCGGCGGTGTGGCTATCATCACCGGGGAGAAGCAGGCGGCAGGAGCGACAGGCAATACCACGTCAACGCAGGGTGCGAGCGCTGCCTATTGCTGGATCACGGTCGCATATCAGAACGCCACCTCTGGCTCTCAAACTCTAACCCCCAGCCTCTTCACAAACAGCCAGGCGTTTTACGGACCGACGATCACCCGCGGCGCTGTCACCCTCGCGCCGTCGTTGCTCACCAACGCACAGTCATTCTACGCGCCGACCGTCGCGCTGACGCAGGCGCTCGCCCCGTCACTCCTGACGAACAGCCAAAGCTTCTACGCCCCGACCGTCACACGCGGCGCGGTGTCCCTTGCCCCCTCTCTGTTCACCAATACGCAGACATTCTACGCCGCGACGGTGAGCCGCGGATCTGTCGCTCTATCGCCTTCCCTGCTCACGAACAGTCAGAGCTTCCCCGCAGCCACGGTAACGGCGACCTACACCCTCGCCCCTGCCCTACTGACGAATACACAGACCTTCTACGGCCCAACGGCATCGCCGGGAGCGGTTACGCTCGCACCGACGCAGCTGAGCAACGCGCAAAGTTTCCACGCCCCGACTGTAACGCAGAGCGCCCTCGTCCTATCGCCCTCGCTGGTCGTCAATGCCCAAAGCTTCTTCTCGCCCACCGTGGCCTCCAGCAATGCGGTTTCGCCGCCGCTCATCTCGAACGCGCAGTCATTCTACGCTCCGACAGTCAGCAGCCGAAAGACTCTGACGCCGCCGCTGTACGCCAACGATAACAGCTTCTTCCCTGCTACGGTGTCGCTTGCCAATCAGGTTATTCGCCCCGATCTGTTCGTCAATGGGGTGTCTCAGCCTGACTGGCGCATGTGGCGGCCCTTTATGGGCTCATTTGCCGCATGAACCCGTGGTCGTCGGTGTGGTGGGCCGACATCGTAAGGTGCGCGGAACGAGGCGGGCACACGGCGGCAGAGATTATCGAGGAAGTCGCCACCGGTAAGGCGATTGGCTGGCCCGTCGACGATGGCTTTTTGGTGCTCGCCCGCACAGCAGACGATGCAATCTTGATCTGGATCGGCGTTGGCAAGGGCGTCCGCAATTGGTGCGGTGCAGCAGAGGCAGATATTAGCGCATTCGCCAAGGCGGTGGGCTGCAACAAGTTGAGAATTGAAGGGCGTCGCGGGTGGCAGAGGATTTTGCCGCACTGGACGCGCGTAGGCGATGATTTGGAGTTGCCGTTGACATGAAAAGCAAAACGAAATCCACCAATAAGCCGGTGTATTCCGCGCAAATTGAGGGCGCCGCAGGCAACATCACGAACGCTTATAACCAAGCCGCTCCTGGCTTGCAGGCGGGCGCGCAGAAGTTCGGCGGCATCCTCGATAGCGTCCTTTCGCGATATCAGGCTGGGGATCCGAATATTACCGCTGCGCGCGGCTACAATGCCGATGTGCTGGGCGGGAAATACCTCGATGCGGGCAACCCGTATTTGCAGGCGATGATCGATCAGACCGGCAACGACGTCAGCAACGGCGTGTCTGCCTCGCTCGGCACACGCGGATTGACGGGCGGCAGCGCCCACAGCGGCATTGTCGCCCGCGAGCTGGCAAAGAATAGCACTGCCCTTCGATATGGGGACTACGGCGCCGAGCGCGACCGGATGGGCCAAGCGGTATCTCAGGTTCCGGGCCTAATCGCGGCAGAGAACGGCATTCTGGATCCTGCATTCCAAGCATATGAAGCGATGCAGGCCCCCGTTCGCGCAGCGGTCGGCGCGGGACAGGGCGTCGGAGGACTCCTTGGGCAATATCAGAACACCAAAACGACCCAAAAGGGTTCGCTCGCAGGCCTGCTTGCACAGATGGCAGGCAACGCGGCACAAGCATATGCAGGAGGCGGCTAGATGGCAATCGCACCGGGATTGATGGGGCAGCGTCGCGGAGGCCTGTTCGGCTCATCCCCGTCCATGCAGCCCGCCATGACAGCTACGGCCGCCCCAATGGCCCCGAAAAAGGGCTTCGACTGGGGCAAGCTGATCGGTGTGCTGGGTGACAGCCTGTCGATCGCTGGCGGTGGTCAGGCGCAATTTGTCCCGAACCTCATCGACCAGCGCAATCGTCGCCAAGCGCAGGCCTACGCAGAGCAGACGTATCAGCGTCGCCGTGGTGACGAAATGTCTGACTGGCAGGCCAAGCAGGAATGGGAGCGAGCGAACCCTGCCCCGGTGAACAACGATACGGTGAACGATTACCAGTTCCTGGCCTCAAAACTCGGCCCCGACGCCGCCAAGCAATATCTGCAAAACCTTGCCGATGGTCCACCGGTTGCCGTCGACGTGGCGAACCCCGATGGCAGCGTGACGCGCCAGTTTATCGCCCGCTCGCAGATGCAGGGCGGCGGCATGGTGGCTCCGCAAAAACCAGTTGGAGCCCTCAAGCCCTATGGAGGTCAGACGGCAACCCCGTCTGGTAACTTTCGCTAAGCCCTCGCCTTCTGGTTTCGTCCCGCCTGCCCGCCTTAACGGCGGGGCAATGACGAGTGGTCGCCGGACGCAGGAAGGCAATCGTATCGTCGGGGGTGTCCCGAACAGCGCCCACCTTTCCGGCAGGGCGGTAGATTATGACGGCCCCAACCTTCCGGCGCTGCTCGAACAAGCTCGCCGCCTTCCCGGCGTGAAAAAGGCATTCATCCACAAAGGCCACGTCCACACGGAAGGCGAAGGCTGGAACGTCCCTTATTATGGCGCCCGCGGCACGACAGGATTGAAACGATAATGCAGCAGATGATCGACGAAGCCGGCAACATCTGGAACGTTGATGCGCAGGGGAACCCTGTGTCGTTCGCAGGCAACGCCAACCAGCAGCGTGGCAGCGGTGTGCAAATTAAGCCTGCCGACCCGACACAGCAGTATGCTGGCCCGAATGCGGCTGCTGACCTGCGGGGGCAGGAGCTTGCCAATCAGCAGAAAGCGCAGGAGCTTGCGAATTCTCAGCGCGGGGAGCTTCCGCGTGGCTATCGCTGGGGAGCCAACGGACAGGCTGAATTGATCCCCGGCGTCCCCGGCCCGAAAGGCGCGAACGGTGGGGGCCGCCCCGCATTGACCGCAAAAGAATTCTCGGATGCGGTCGCCGCCTACCAGTCTGCAATGAAGCTCCGCAAATCGGCTGAAGACATGCAATCGCAGTTCGACGCTACCATTGGACAGACGACCGGCCCCATGGGGATCGCAGACTACTTCCCCTCGCAAGAAAAGGACGTGTTTAACAGCATGGGCCTACGCAATCGCGGCGATCTGAAACGCTCGCAGGGGTTCACGGGCGGAGAAGGAAACACCCTTGGCGAGTCTGACCAGCTTTATAGCCCCTACACGCCGACGACGTGGGATCGCGACAAGAACGCTGCGGCCAAGATTCAGGCCATCCGCGACTTAGCCAACGAAACCGAGCAAAAAGCGATTATGATGCTTGGCGGCATTCCCGATGCCAACGGCAGCATCACGCCTGTCCCCCAGGGTGGCCCAACCGTTCTTCCCCAAGCGGCGGGAGCGCGGGTTGATCCCGGCATGGGTCCGATGGATGTCACGTCGGAAGGCGGCCTACGCTATGAGCAGGGGCTTGCGGGGCTTCCCGATGCTGTCGCTAACATGGTTGGACAGGGCGCACAGCCGAGCGAGATCACGGCGTTCCTGAACCAGCAATATGCACCTTTCGGGGCGAGCGTCGGCCCCGATCAAGCGGCGATCATTGGCAGCATTGTCCAGCGCCATCGTGCGAACCCGCGTGCTCCCGTCAAATCGCTCGGGAGTGGTTGGGAAAACTTCTCGATGCTTCCCGCCCAGCAGGAAACGACCATGCTGGGTCGCGCCGCCGATACTGACCTCGGGAATTTCACCATGAACGCCGCGAACGCGGCGACGGCTGGCCTCCCCACCTACTTGGCTGGCGACCAAGGCGCGGCAGTTATGGACGCTGCGCGACAGTCGCGCCCACTGACGTCGATGAGCGGTGACATCGCAGGCGGTGTGGCGGGCGTGCTCGGCACCGGAGGCCTCGCCAATATGGCTGGACGCTCAGCTATCAAGCCCCTCGCCATGGTGGGTCAGGCGCTCACCAAGGGCGGGTATGTCGGCAATGACATTGCCTTCAGCGCTGCACGTGGCGGATTCGAGAACGGGCCGGTGGGTGCGGCGATCGGTGGCGCCGTTGGCGGCCTTGGCAACAAGATTGGCAGCGGCCTTATCGGTGGCGCTGGCAGAGCTGTGCGCGGCATCACTGATCCCGCTGTGAACCGCCTTGCTGACCGCGGTGTCCAGATGAACCTTTCCGCTCTGGTCGGCAACAAGGGCGTGGGGGGCAAACTCCTGACGGCCCTCGATAGTCTTCCGTTTGTCGGCGCGAACAACACCGCGCGTCTGACTGAGGGCTTTGAGCAGGTCAACCGAGAGATCGCTAAAGAGGCGGGCGCGCCCATCGGCTTCACCCCCTCGCGCATCGGGTACGGCGGCGTCGAGGATGGGCTTGCGGCTGCGGGCAACGCTATCGACAATTCGGTCGCTGGCGTGGACGTGCCGCTTGATGCGCAGTTCAACGCTGAATTGCAGGCGGCAATCGCACGCGGCGAAGCACTCCCCGACGATCTGGCAACACGGTTTAGCCTTGCCATGCAAAATCGAGTTAACCCGGCGATTGAGGGCGGCAACCTTACGGGCGACGACTTCAGCCAAGTGATGCGGGGACTTAAGGGCTACAAGGCCGAAACGCCTAAGGCTGGCTTTGAGCAGGACTATCGGGACGCGCTGTCCTCTGTGCAGGACGCTCTAAAGGGCAACATCTCGCGCAACGCGTCCCCGGAGATCACGCAGAATCTCGACAAGGCGAATACGGCATACCGCGACTTCAAGCTGATCGCAGACGCTGTGAAGCGCGCCCGCACCGGCAGCCGCTCGGGAGAGATGGAAGTCTATACTCCGTCGCAGATGACGGACGCGATTTCGTCCAGCAAATACGCGAATGCTGGCACTCAGGCGCCTTTCCGACAGATTGTTGAGGATGCGCAGGCCGTTCTCCCCCCGACCGTCCCGAACAGCGGGACCGCGGATCGTTTGGCAGCGATGCAGGCGATGGCCCTCCCTGCCTCTATGGCGGGCGGGGGCGCCGCTGCGACTGTTGCCGGCGTCAGCCCGGTTGTGTCGTTGCCGATCACTGCTCTGGCAATGGCGCTATCGAGCAAGACCGGGGCGAAAGTCGCGCAAAAGGCACTGACCGGGCGCGGCCCGACCGCACGAGCCATTGGGGACAAAATCTTGAAGCAACGCCGCAAAGCGGGCCTTTTCGGCACGGCGGCGAGCGCTTCGATGCTGCCGCAATCTTCGCAGTAAATAGCGGCGTTTTCGGCGGGACATCCAATCCCTGATCATAGAGGCGATTAGCGCCGAACAGCCGCTTGCCACCGCGACATACAAGACTTTGTCCATTCCTCAATAATCGCACAAACCCAACGGAGGCGCAATTGTCATTCTCCGCCTACTCCCTCACGCCCAGCGCGAACCTCACGCTGGCGGGGCTTTCGCTTGCCGAGAACAGCACATCCTTGGCGAGCATCAACAACCAGCTCCGCCAGTTGATGTCAGACGGCAAGGAGCTTTCCAACACTGTCGTCGCGATCGGCAACCCGCTGTTGCTGACCGGGGGAACGGTGACGGGCAACATCATCCGGTCTGGGTTCGGCGGGCATTATTACGCCAACGACGCCAGCCACGCAGGCCCGCGCATCTACGTGCTGGTCGACGGCTCAAGCGCGCCCACATCGCCTCCCGCTGGCTCTCTGGTCGTTTATTATGCCGCTTAAGGTCATCGTCGGCACCGCGACCAAGGACGCGGCACGGTTGGAGGCTTACCCAGCTACCACGGCGAAGCGTGCTACCCGCATCGAGGCGTGGAACGGCAGCGCATGGAAGCTGGTGCAGTCTTTCGCCCCCACGATGAGCCTCAGCGTCACGCCCAGCGTGAGCGGCGAAAGCTACTCACCGAGCGGAGGGATCATCGTCAGCGATGCTGCCTTTGCAACCCCGTCAGGTGGGGTCGGCCCGTTCACATACGCCTGGACACGCGTGAGCGGCGCCACGCTGACGGTCAGCACCCCGAACCTCGCAAGCACGAGCTTTCAAGCGAACGTCCCGGCCTCTGCGACGAGAAACGCGGTCTACCGCTGCACGGCGACTGACAGCCTTGGAACCACGGCCTTTGCCGACACCGCCGTCACCCTATCGAATAATAGCGAGGCATAAGAATGTTCAAATACGTCAACGCCTTCACCAATCGCAGCGGGGACTCGCTGCCGGGCTATTTCGCGCGGTTGTTCGACAGCGACGGCAACGCCGTAGACATTTTCGCGGACGATAACGGAACGCCGATCTCCACCGTGTCCGGCGTGGCGAATGCCGCCCTGAGCGATGAGAACGGCATGTTCCGCTGGTACGTCGCCAACGGCACCTACGACATGCGCTTTTACGATAGCAACGACACGTTTGTGTCGGTTGAGACCGGCGTGCCAATGATCGACGCCAGCGGGGTCTATACGGACCTGTCTGGAGAGGAAGGGGCAACGCTGGTCGGCACTCCTACTGGCACGGTTCAGGACGACATCGACGCCCGCCCGACCGCTGCCGTTCTTGCCGCTCCCACTGGCGGGGAGATGGTGGGTTTCCAGCAAAACGGCGCGAATGCGATCGAGACTGACATTCTCGTTAAGGCTCGTCAGGCTGTCGCGGACCAAGACTTTTCTACCGGGCTAGTAGGCGCCTTGGCTGCCGTGCGTGATCTTGGCACTGTCGCCTTTTCCGGCGCGGTGCAAATCCCCAACGGTACGACGCAAATTTCTGCTGCCGTCCCCCTGCAAGCAACATTCAACCGCGTCGCCGGGACGGGCGGTGGTACTTATTGGCAGACCAATGCCGCTGCATCGGTATTCAGTGGCGCAGGAGCCGAGTTCACCCTAAGCCGGTTCGAAGGCTTCCGCACTTATGCGGGTGTCAACGTGTTCGACATCACCACCAGCGGTGAAATTGCAACCCTTTCATTTCGTCGCATCGATATTTCCAACTTTACCGGAAACGCATTCAACTTCGCGGGAGGTCTGACATCTTCGCTCTTTAGCGGTGTGTATGTGGATGGCGGGACGGGCGCTGATTACGGCATCTATTCAGATGGCGGAATCAACAACGATAACGTGGTGGAGAACTGCGATTTCACCAACCTGACCAAGTCCGCGGTGCGTCTCAAGAATCTGTCTCAGGGTTTTTGGTTTAATTACAATCGTGTCGAAAACGGCGGTATCAACGGCGAGACTGTTTTCGAATTTGAGGGCGCTTCGGGCGTTCGCATTAATGGCGGTTGGTTCGAAGCTCACCACGAATATCTCCTGAAACTCAACTCTGCCAGCACGGATGGCACGGTGATTGATGGCATCGTGGACATCGGCGCGCATGTCTCTGCGGGCGTGTTCAAGGCGTCTCTATTCGACGTCGGCACAAAGCTGATCGTCTTCGGGACTAACGTCTGGAACAACCGCACGACTGCGCCGCTGAATTGCCTCATCTACGGGTTGAACGACAAGCTCTCTCTGGGCTCCTCCAACGTCTGGGAGCATAAATCCGAGCGCGGTGGCAAGGTCCATGCCAAAGGTCGCAACTCGGTCGTTGCTGGCGCGGTATTCGACGCCTTTACGTTCACGCGCCCCGCTTCGACCCCGAACGCCACCAGCAACCTGCAATGTATCAGCGGCATCCTCACGCTGTCGTATGTTGGATTGAACACGGGCGGCTCAATCGCTCGCCGATCAGAGCAATGGCCTATCGCGATCGAAGGCGTAGGCTCGGTGTTCGACATTGAAGTTGGTACGGCTTTCGCTGCCATAACCGCTAATGCGGGCGGCGTGACCGTTGTGCCGTCGTTGAAAGCCGGGGGAACCGCAACAGCTTTGACGCTGCAAGTCACGGTGGCGGGCGCTCATGCGAGCGAGACGAATCTTGTCAGCGCGACATTCGAGTTTACCGCCAACACGAACCTTGCCACCAACCCGATCACGGTGGCGGCGGCGTGATGGGCGATCCTTCGGACATCGGGGCGCTGACGCTCGCTGTAGGCGAGATGCGTGGGCAGCTTCGTGAGATGATCCATGCCCAAGGAGGCATGGCGCAGAAGATCGACTTCCTGACCGAGAAAGCGCTGCTCGCCCCCACGACGACGCAGATAGCGGACCTCGCAAAGCGCGTGGATGCGCTGGAGGCCACCAACGACCGCAACGACGGCGCCAAGGGCGTGTTCGCTGCCATCCTGCAATCCCGCTTCGCTGCATGGGTCGCTGCCGCAATCGGCGGGGCTTACATCGCCTTTGACAAAGGAGTGTTCAAATGAACCTTCGCGACCTTCAGCTATGGCTAAACCTTAAGGGTGCAAGCCTTGTGGTCGATGGGAAACCGGGGCCAGCTACCCGCTCCGCAATCCTCAACGTGTTCGTGAACCGAGACGCCCCAGCGGTCACGCCTGCGGATATCAACCTGATAGCCGCTCGTCTTGGGGGGACCTCTCGACAGGTCGCAGCCGTCGCCAAGGTGGAAAGCGCCGGGGGAGGGTGGGACGATGCTGGCCGTCTGAAATGCCTCTATGAGCGGCATTATTTTTGGCGGCGCATACAGATCAAGATTCCGTTCCTGTCGAACCCCGCACCCGGGGGCTACACGATTGATGCGGATCGCGACGGGATTAACGATAGCTGGGAAAAAGTAGCCGACGCCGCCATGCGCGCGCCGATTGCTGCCTTCGAGAGCGCGAGCTGGGGCAAGTTCCAGATCATGGGCGCCCATGCCAAGTCGCTCGGCTATGCGAACGCCATCGAGTTCGTCTGGGCTTTGAGCCGTAGCGAGTATGCGCATTACGAGGCGCTCGCCAAGTTCATTGACGTGAACGGGCTGACCAAGGCGTTTCGCGCGCTCTCGATCGATCCTGAAACCTGCCGCAAGTTCGCTGCGGGTTACAACGGCGCGGGCTATGCCAAGGGCAACTATCACGGCAAGCTTGCGGCGGCGATGCGATGAGCGTGTCTCGCATCCCGCACCTCGCCGTCGTCGTGGCCGTGTCCGCCGCCGCCATCATCGGCTTCTCTGCGATCAGTGCCTACGTCCTTTATTTCACCGATGACGAGGTGACCAAGGGGGCAATCGTGGGCACCTGGCAGAACGTCGCACTTCTCGCTTTCGGCTTCTGGCTCGGTTCGTCCTCGGGCGGGAAGGTCAAGGACGACGCGCCGACAGGCAAGGTTGATGACCCGGTCAACGTTCAGGAGGCGCCGCTATGATCGCCCTACTCGCCACCTTCCTGTCCACCAAGACAGCCCTAGGACCGAAAGCGGCCGAATGGATCGCCCGCGGTGCATTTCTGGCCCTCGCTGCCCTTGCGCTCTGGCTGGCTTATTGCTGGTCGTGGGATCGGGGACGCGACCACGAGCGCGCCAAGTGGGAAGCCGCCGCCGAACACCTCGAAGACGCCGACGCTGCCGCCGATGCCGAGGCTATCGATGTAGCCCATGATGCACAGAAGGATATCGACGATGGCAACAAGCGTGCCGAAGATGCTGCTCGCGGGTCTGACGATCCTCTCGCTGCCGGGATTGGCGAGCTGCGGCGACAAGGTCCACGTCAAGGCGACTAAGCCCCCGGTGGCTTTGCTGACCTGTCAGGAGGAACCGGGGGCTCCAGAATTGCCTGCTCCTGGCTTAGAACGCGACCGGATCGTTCTGGCGTATCTGCTCGCCATGCGCGCGGCATACGGCGATTGCGCGTCTAAACTGGCCGGCGTTCGTGTATGGAGCGATGCGCTGCCTGATTGAGCGCCAGCAAGCGCCGGTAGCCGTCATTCGTAGCGATAGCGCGTGCGTGCGAGACGGTGTCAGAAGCGGCGATGCGGCGAAACGTGCCGATGTCATTGTTCAGCCGCCATTTGAATTTGGCCCACCAGTTCATGCCGTCGTACCGCTCCACCTCTGCCCGATAGATTTGCTGGCGATAGGTGGCGAGGCTGAAAACTTCCTCGTCGATCTTGTCCATCATCTCTTCCCTTCGGATGGTTTATCAGAGATAGCGAATAACTTCCCACGATCCGCGAAGGTCGGTGAGGTAGAAGGCATGGCGCCCCTCACACTCCTCGACCAGTTCCCGAGCTCTGGCGGATGCTTCGTCCTTGGCGGCGAACGCTGCAACGCTCTTATGGCCGCGCGGCAATTCCCAAGTCGCCTTTTTGATTGCGGCTTCCATCATCTCTTCCTTTCGGATGGTCTATCAGGAAATATCGCAGGAAGTCGTGATGTTCATGCCGCTCGGAAGCGTATAGGTGATCGGTGGCGACATGTTCTGGATATCGACGCACCGCTGCAAAAGCTGGTCGTGCGATGCCTGCAAGGCCTTCGTCCTCATCTCGTAATGCTCATGAGCCTCCGCATACGCGAGGCGGCGGGCATCACGTGCCTCTCGATCCAGCACATCGCGCTCAGCTTCAAGGGCCGCGATTGTCTCGCGAGCTTGGCGCAGTTCGCGCCACGGGTTGAGCCATTTCCACATATCAAAATCCTACCATAATCCCGAGAAAAAGCTAGAGATTCCGCGCTAATCTGCTATAAGAATCGAGCGTGACACTCCTCACGTTGCAAAGGAGCCAGGCCATCGGCGTCAACGCCTCAGGGTGCCGGTTTAGTCCGGACGATGGCCGCTCTTTCTCACCGCCAATCATCCCTAACCACGGCCAGTCCCTCGTTCACCAGCATATCTCCAACATCTCGCCCGTTCACCGTGACCCGGCATAGCGATCTACCGTAACGATCATTCCCCTTGCACAGCAACTCCGCTGGCTGCTTGAGGATGACGCGGAGACGATCACGGGCGGCATAACCTGGCGCTGGATCGCACCCCTTGCACCTTGGGGAGCCCGGAAGCTCTGGCGCGTCGATGGGGCCGACCTTGGCGACAAGGCGCACGCGGGTTCCGTCGCACAGTTTTAGACTATCTCCGTCATGGACCACACCGAGGCACAGGGCGAGGGCTTCAAGCATCATGTCAACGAATCCGCGTTTTGCGAACACATTGGCCGGGACGTGTTAAGGCTTCAAGCATCAGGGCTCCTTGCGGCGACAAATTCAAGCTGCTCGGCGGGGAATATCTGGCAGCATCCCGGCTCTGCAAGGCAGCTGATGACATATCCCGCCTGCTTGGTCACTGGGTTCAGATAGTGACCGCACACGACGCCGCGGAAACGATAGGGTGGCGGCCCGCGCTTCCCGTCCTTGCGCTGCATAATGGTTCCTTCGAGATGGAGCATCGGCCCGATTTCCTCGATATAGCCGCTCATTTCCTCACCCACGCCCACCTCCAATATCTTCACCAATAGCGGCAGACAGGGCAGCGCGAGCAACGTCTCGCTCACAATCTCTGGCGCGCTCGGTCATATTCGCCCAATCGCATCCGTCTGCCTTCATGACGATGGCAGTGGCAACCCGATCAACAGCTTCTTCCGACGCCATAAAGGAGCGGACGGCTGCGGCTTGGCACTCGACTTGCTCGGTCGCTGCCCCCCCATGGACCATCGCCCCATTTTTCCCAACATGCATCGCCAATGACGCGAGCCAATTCATCCTGCTTATCCATTATCGCTCTCCTGCCACAGCTTTTTGCAAATCTCCGTAAGCGAGCCGATCGGTGCAATCACCAATACTGCGCATAGCAAGATGAACGAGACAGCGCCCCACGCAGCAATTAGCAGCGGCCCTGACACCGGGAGGGTAAGGACGAACGCCCGACGCGCCCTCAGCGGCCAGAGCTTCGGTACAAGCAGTGTATTGAGCCAAGGCATCGTTGGCACATTGATGTAGATGGAGTCGTCAGCCATTATCGCTCTCCGGGGTGAGAAGGTGGGCTTCCATTGGGGTTCTCCTGGTTGCCCCGCTCATCCCCCAGTCCCCATGTGAGCGCGAAGGGAGGCGGCGACGATTGATAGCGCCGGGGTGGCGGCATCGGCGCAATAATGCGGGTCGCTCCCTCGGTGCAGCCAGCGGCCGTTGTCTTCGTACAGCGGCAGAACACGCGCGCGATTGCGCAGCGGCCAGAAGGTTAGGTCAACGCCATGATGCCTCGGAACCAGCCGTAGCGCATCGTCGATCGATTCTGTGTACTGCGGGTACGGCTTGCCCTCGATATAGCCGCAATGCTCGGCATCGGTGCGGACCATTTCGAAGAGGCGAAAGTCGATTTCCCTATCCGGCCCCGTGGCCCTCTCCACCCTCTCGATCAGATCCCTGAGTGAATCATCCTTAGACATTGGTGTTTCCTTTGTGGAGGGCGGCGAGGTCATTCCGCATCACGCGCGCCCCAAAACAGCTTTTGGCGGTCGAACTCGTATTCCATCTCGTTGAACGCCTCGAATGTCGCGAGTAGAAACGCCGGATCGGCAGCGCCTTCCATGGCAGCCTTGAATCGACGATCACGCGTGCAGAAACGGCATGCGCATCCGTTCCCCTCGACTTTCCCAGCCACCCCACCCGACCGTACAGAGCTATCCTTGGTCATGAGGGGGTGTCCGACTGGTGTTTGGGCGCATGGTCTTCGACCACCGAGCCACCATCCTTCGGACCAAGCCCGTTCCGGTCTTGGCGCTGTCGCGTAGGTGTCTCTTGCGCGAGGAGGCGATTGACTAACGGGTTGATTTGGTCGTTATCGATTGCGCCCAGAACGCGCGATATGAACGCCTTCGCAGGTATGCCGCCGGGCGGGAGATGCTCGCGAACAGCGATAGCTATGTCGAGCAAGGCTTGCTCGGCGTGGCTGCGGCTCCGCCGGTCGATTTCCCTGATGCGGCCATTGATCGCCGACAGGCGTGCGCATAGCGTCTGGATGCGATAGCCAACGCCTTTGACGACCTTGCTGTGGCCAGCACGTTTTTGAGCTTGTGCCTCGATTTCGAGCTGCGACTTTTGCGTAACAATGAGCGCCCTTTCTGACACAAGCGCGTCGCGTGTCATGGCTTCAACCGGTGGCAGAACATCCGACCCATCAGCATCGGCTTGGATGCGCGCTACACCGTGGCCCCGCTGCATGTTGCGCGAGTTGTTTTTATACACGGCAATCTCCTGCGTTAGTCGATGCGAGCTTGGCCGAAGACGACGCCAGTCGGCTGAGCCCCGAAGGGGTCGCAGCGCGGGCCGGAACGGCAACGCCCTGAAAAGGTTGGGGTAATGAGGTCATACGGTCAGGCACGGGAAATCTCTTCCGATAGAGGCGGAGGGGGCGAGCAGCCGCATCGCGAGCATTTGGCGTCCATCTTGACCGACATTCCATAGTTGGCGGGAACGGGCCACTTGTCGACGCTGCCGACCTTTCTGATAACGCAATCGGGGCATATGTCCCAGCCGTCCCAGAATTGGCGCCAGCCCATGCGTTCCGGCTCGCTGAGGTCGCGCGCGCTCATTGCTGGCTATTCTTTCCGCGGCGCAATGCGATGGGGTGGATTGACGGCAATTCTTGCCAGTGTGTCGGCTCGTATTTCAAGCGCGTTCGAAGGCCCATTCCTTCGTAATGCCACTCGCCAAGCGCGTCTTGAATTGCGACCGCCCACCATCCGAGCAGGCAATCATTGCAGACCAGCACGGTCGTTTGCGACGGACAGCGGTCAATCGGCTGCCACCCATCCAACCCCATATCTAAATCAGTAGCCATGAGAGGAGTCCTTGGTGGGGGTGGGGCGACGGCAGGACACGCCTTGAACCGCTCCGCAGGCGACGCACGAACCGTCGCCGTCGCAAATGTTGGCCTGGCAGCGCGCGGGAACACCCCATGCCGCCGTCTCTTGCTGGTAGGCCTCGCGTCTGCGCTGCATTTCGGCAACGCGGGCGGGATCGACGTCCAAGTCGATACGGCGCATGGCTTTCATCGGCGCAACTCCTGCTTAAGTGCGTAAGCCCGCTCGTACATTTCCTGCACGGTCATGGGCGGCTCACCGCTGGAAGCTTCTTCCGCCTGACGTTCGGCCATGTCGGCAAGTTCGTCATCGGTCGGTGCGCGCCAGCCCTCGCCGTTGCAGTCGGGACAGGGCGCGCCTTCATCCACTGAGAACGGCAGCAGCCGCCATCCGTGCCCCTGACAGTCGCGGCATTCGATTTCATCAGCCATCTCATTGCCCTCCATTTCGCGCGCGGTAACGGGGTGGGGTGGTTGTCATGGGTTGGGCGGGGATGGAGGAGAGCCATTCATTCAATTCGCGCCACCATTTCGCCGTATCGGCGCGAGCCTTCTTGAAAGCCTCGGTGGGCACAAAATATCCTTCGCCGTCACAGCGGGTGCACTCGACCTCGCCGTAGCCGCAGCAGCAAAAGTCACCAGCGCACAGGCATTCTTCGCTGCCCATACCTTGGCAGCGGTCACACCATTCGGCGTCCTTGGGCCAGTAACGACCGGAGTCATCATAAAAGCCGTCGTCATGTTCTTCGCCTTCTGTCATGAAGTCTCTCCGGTGTGATAATTCCCGACGTGCGCGAGAAAGATCGCCATGCCTTCAGAGTAGCCCAAGCTGCCAAGGAGGCCCGTCACCAAGGCGTCCAATTCCCGATGGGCTGCATGGCCCGATTTCGTCGTGACGAGGCGGCGACACTCGGACGAAAACTCGTCGGGCGTTAGGATTTTCGAGGCGATCGGCGTATTGGTTTCGCCCCCGCCACGCCCAGATGCCATCCGCACCGAGTTCATAGTCGAGAATATCGACTTGCTGATCGATCCAGTCATAGCGATGGCCGTTCTGCGCGAGCGACGTGCTGTCCGCAGAGATGAACGGATAGTCGAACGCGACCTTGATCCCGCGCAGCATGTGTAGGGGGTGCCAGACATTCCCCATGAGACGATCTACCTCGTCCATCTTTCGTCGGTATGCGTCGCACCCGACAGGCTCGCGCTTCGGATGCCCGATCCAGCCGATGCAGACGCGGTCGTACTTGTCGCACATGCGAGCAAGACGCTCTATCGGCCCATCCATGTGCCAGACTGGCGCGCCCTTCGACCGGCCAAACGGCCAATCGTTCAGAAGCCCGTCGTTGAGCTGAGATGGCGCCGCCGGGCTGTCCGGCATAATCGCCCACCGCCCCGGTTGGAACAGCATCGGCTCTAGCCACTGGTAGTATGCGAGCCACCATGCCAGACGGTCGAACTCGTCCCACTCGCGCCCCGCACGCATGGCCTGCATCCAGAAGGAAAAGGCTCCGTGGTCGAAACATCACCTGCGGACAAACAGCCAGCACCGCCTCCAAGTCGTCGGGGCGGAAGAAGGATACGCAGGCGGCGCGACCCGGCATGACGGCGTTGAGGGCCGCGCGCGGGGTCATTGGCGTGCCGTGGTAGATCGTCGGGACAACAGTCATCTCAAACCTGCCCCGACGACGTGGTCAGAGAATGGTCAGAGAGTTTCGTTTCGTTCGACACTTGTTCGTCCTCCGTTCGTAAACGAAGGAACCAAATTCGGCCGATTTAGGCGCCTGTCTCTCGGTGTAAACGAGATGCTCTACCAACTGAGCTAAGCGCCCCCGAATGTCGCCATATGCGGGAGGTGCGCCCCTGCCATAAGCCGCGCCCGCTGGCAAGCGCGACCTCA